TTTGGTGTTATATCAACCAATAGAGCCTTATGTTTGGCGAAATACTTATGTTGATGGAGAGGACTTTGTTGTCTATAATGATAACGATGAGCTAATAGAGAAAGCAAAATACTATATGGCTCACCCCGAAGAAGCTAGAAAGATAGCTGATAGAGGTTTTACAAAGCTGCTAAAGTATCATACAACAGAAGCAAGGGCGAAAGAGTTTCTGGGATTGATAGAAACTTATTGGAAATAGAAGTATATTTATTATAGTATAAAAGCCTTGACTTTGAGAAAAATAATGAAACTCCAAGAAGCTGTAAAACCAAGAGTGGTGGCGATACTTCCAGGCCGTTTTGCTCCACCGGCAAAACATCATAAGGCAGCTTACGAAGCGCTGGTTGCAAAGTTTGGGGCCAAAAATGTTTATATCGCAACCAGCGATGTTACCGGGCCGAAGTCACCTTTTACATTCGCAGAGAAGAAAGCGATATGGATGGCGCACGGCGTTCCATCTGGGCGTATCGTAAAGGTCAAAGATCCCTACAAAGCTGTTGAGGTGACGAAGCGACTCCCGAAAAATACACGGGTAGTGTTTGCTGTGGGTAAAAAAGATGCGAGTCGCCTTTCAGCCGGTAAATATTTTGAGATGTATAAGCCCAATGCGCCGATGGATAGTTTTGCAAAACACGGTTATGTTTATGTTATGCCGCACATCGCTCTCAAAGTTGGTGGTAAAGAAATGTCTGGCACATCTGTAAGAGCCGCTCTTGGCTCCAAACGCCGCACACCAGAATCAAAGGCAAAACTTTTCCAGAAGATACTTGGCATCACTAACAAGAAAATACAAAACCTTGTGATAAACCGACTAACGAAAATAAATGAAGAAAAGATGGAACTAAGGGGGTTATTGTTGATGGGTGGCGCTTATGGGCACATGGCTCATCCTTTTGATGATAGTAATTTAACTTTTGGTGACTTTAAGAATATGATTACTAAATTGTTAAAGGGTGGAGTGAATGTGAAGGGTGTGACAGAAAAACTTGATGGCCAAAACCTTATGGTGTCTTGGAAGAATGGACAGCTAGTAGCTGCAAGAAATAAGGGACAACTTAAAAACTTTGGTGAAAATTCACTGACTACCGCTGGTGTTAAGAAAATGTTTGCTGGTAGAGGTGAGTTAGAAAAAGCTTTTGCAGGTACAATGGAAGATTTAGAAAACGCAATAAAAGGCTTGACAGAAAAACAAAAAGGCCATATATTTGATAATGGGCATAAATGGATGAACTTGGAAATCATTTATGTGCCAACACAAAATGTTATTCCTTATGGAAAAGATATGATTGTTTTTCATGGCAATTTGGAATATGATAAAGAAGGTAATCCAATTGGTCAAGATAAAGAAAGTGGTTCCAAGTTAGCTGGTATGATAAAGCAGATTAATCAAAACGCACAGAATACTTTTGAAATTCGTGGGCCAGTGGCTTTGACATTACCGAACACAAAAGATTTTCAAGAAGATCAGCAATATTTTATTAAGAAGCTTTATGCGTTACAAAAGAAATATGGTTTAAGCAATACGGATAAAATTACTCGCTACCATGAAAAGTGGTGGCTAAATAAAATTAACGCCGAAGCAAGAAAGGCAAGAATAACCCTTGACAAATCTACCAAAAATGATTTAATTAATAGATGGGTTTTTGGTGATAAATCCAAAGCACTTAACAAGAAGAATTTTAAGGATGAGAAAATTTTAGATTGGGCAAAGAAATTGGATAAGCAAAATTTTAATAAGTTTGTTCAACAAAATGTAGCTCCGTTTGAAGATTTATTTTTGGAATTGGGTGCGAAAGTTCTCACAAATGTTGAAAACCTTATTTCTGCATCGCCCGATGCAGCAGTAAGAAGTATTAAAAAAGATTTAAAAACTACAATTAATAGTTTAAAGAATGGGGGTGATCTTACTAAGATACAACAACTAAAACGTCACCTAAATAGGTTAAAGAAATCTGGCGGCTTTAAGAGAATAGTACCCAGTGAAGGTTTAGTTTTTACCTATAAAGGAAAGACGTATAAATTAACGGGAACTTTCGCACCTATTAATCAAATTCTTGGTAGTTTAAAGTACGCATAAAGAGAGGTATCAAATGGCACGTACCAATCGCCGTAGAGATCCAGGCGAAGTAGTTAATGTTAATCGTAGTATGAAAAAGAAAGATAGAAGAAGTAGTCGTAAGAATACTAAGAAACGTATTCAAGAAATAGATCACACTGATCCCGACTCTGGTTTTGAAGATGATAACTTTACTTATGTACGAGGATATGATTAACAAATAGATATGAATACAAAACATTATGTTTTGGATAAAGGTTTTATTGAAGTACTAGATTCGTTAGGAAACGACCTAACCGTAGCAAACTCTGCAAGAGTATCGTTTGGTAAAAGAAAAAAGACATATGATAAGGGTGATGAACGTCTGGTACGATATCTTGCTAAACATAAACATTTTTCCCCATTTAGACATCTTGTAGTACAGTTTCATATAAAGGCTCCAGAGTTTGTTACTAGACAACTTTACAAACACGTTGTCGGTATTGAGACAACATCTTCCTCTATAACAAAGGATCATGCGTGGAATGAAGTATCTCAAAGATATGTGCCTGTGGATGAGTTTTATATGCCAGAAACTTGGCGGGCGCAGAGCGAAGATTCCAAACAAGCGAGCAGTGGAACGATTAAAGAACAAGAAGAAGCCACCGAAGCTTATGCCGCGGCCATACAAGTGGGGAAGCACTATTACGAAAAGCTTCTAGAAATGGGAGTAGCAAAAGAACAAGCTCGTGCGCTACTTCCACTATCTTGTTATACAGAACTTTACTGGACTGCATCCTTCCAAGCCGTCTGTAATTTTATTGAGCTACGAGACAAGCCTGACGCACAATGGGAGATAAGGCAATACGCTATTGTGTTGAAGAAAATGTTGCATGAACTGTACCCCAAAACAACTCAAATATGGGAAGATATATATTTTTAAAATAAATCAAAAAAAGCCTTGACAAACCCTAAAAAAATGTGTATATTATAGTATAACAAATTTGGAAAAGAAATATGAAACTTTTTATGATAGTTTTAATTGCCTTGATATTACCCGTTTATTTACTTATATTAATAAGTAGAGTTAGAAACAAACCCTTTAAATCGTGTGGAGAATCATGTGATTGCATAGATGAAAAAATGTTGGGATGTGACGCATCCGTAGTTTAAATTTTCGTAAAAAAGTGTTATAATGTATCACAATCATAGTTTTACAACCATTTAAGGAGAAAAAATTGGCTATCAATTTGGATAAAATAAATCAGGCATTAGACAAACTTGATCCCACAAAAAGTAATGGCGGCGGTAATCAAGACGCTATTATTAAGTTGGAAGAGGGAGAGCATAATATTCGCATTGCTCCCTATAAGCACGATCTTGAAATGCCGTTTCAAGAAATGTGGTTTCATTTTGGGATCGCTGGCCGTACATTTCTTTGTCCCACAAAAATGAAAGGTGAAACAGATCCCATTTGCGACTTCGCAACTAAGTGTTGGGATCAGTTTAAGGCTACTAATGATGATAGTTTTAAGGAAATGTTTAAGAATATGGCTCCAAAGAACCGAGCCTATATTCCTATCATTAAACGTGGTGAAGAGGATAAGGGTATTCGTTGGTGGAGTGTATCACCTCGCACTACATATAAGGATATTCTTGATTTGGTTAAGAGTGCATTGAGGCAAGGTGTTGATATTACCGATGAGAATGAAGGTCTTGATTTGGTAGTCAAGATGGAACATGGGTTTAATAATTGGTTGGTACCTGCATCAGTAATAACTGCTCTTAAGCCTACCGCTCTTGCACCTAAGAATGATATTCCCACTATTATTGATAGTGTGAAGCCGATTGATGAGTTGTTTCAGTTCGCACCGATTGATGAAATGAAGGTTGCATTGGACAAGCACATTAATCCGAACGCTGATGATTCTGATAGTTCAGCGGGAACTGCTAAAGACTTTACTCAGAAGGTGGAGTCGGAAGAAGATGGTGTGAGTGAAAAAATTGGTGAAGCATTTGATAAGTTGCTGAACTAATATGGCTCGTAAAAAAGTCGCAACTGGTAAGGACGCTGTTGATGAAAACAGCGTTCTTACTGATATTCTTGTAGATTCCCTTAATAAAAAATTAGGTGATGTTGCTTATATTATGGGAAAGGGTGATAGTCCAGCAGAGGTTAAAGAGTGGCTATCTACCGGCTCTACTGTTTTAGATACCATCATATCAAATGATGTTGAGGCTGACGGTGGTATACCAGTTGGTAAGTTAGTAGAAATTAGTGGCGAAGCTGCTACTGGTAAGTCTCTTTTGTCTTATATGATTCTTAAGGATTGTCAAGACAAGGGTGGCATTCCTATTCTTATTGATACAGAGAATGCTGCTAATGAAGACTTTCTTAGATTGCTGGGGTTGAAGTTCCAACATGAAGGTGGCAATCTTGTCTATCTTCAAGTAGATTCTGTAGAGAAAGTTTTCCAAGCAATAGAAGAAATCATTCGCCGGATTCGTGAAACCCATAAAAATAAACTCTGTTGTATCGTTTGGGATTCTGTAGCAGGTACATCTACCGATACTGAAATTCAAAATGAATATGGAGAGGCAACTATTGGTTTAGCTGCTCGTCTTATTGGTCAAGGATTGCGTAAGAGTATTCGATTTATTGGTACTCAGCGTGTATCATTGGTGTTCCTTAATCAAGTGCGCCAAAAGATAGGTGTTTTCTTTGGTGATGATACCACAACTCCTGGCGGTAAAGCCATACCTTTCTTCTCTTCTGTAAGAGTTAAGCTTTATAGTGGAGGCAAAGTCAAGGTTGGTAAAGATGTAATAGGTGTCGGCATTAAACCAAAGATAATTAAGAACCGTCTTGGACCACCTCATAGAGATGCAGAGTTAAAAATGTATTTCACTAAGGGTTTGATTGATGAGGAAAGCTGGCTTGATGTTTTGTTGAAGAGTGGCGAAGCAGATAAAATTTCAGCACAAAAATCATCTATTACTAATAAAGATACTGGTGAAGTATATGAATTTCAAAATCGTAAGTTTGTAGATTGGGTAAGAGGAACTGAACAAGTAGAAGCTCATGCGTATTGCAAACTTAAGGTTAAGGAATCATTAGTTATCGAACAAGATCCCGATAAGAGGGATGAAGAAATCACTACTGAAGAATTAGGAAGTGATGAGATTCTCTAATGAAATTTTGGGATACACTCAAAGAAGATGATAAAAAATATCCTTGGTGGATTTGGGTGTTCTTTATCATAGGGTTGGTGATAGGGATAGGAATTGTTGCTCTTATTGTTGGAGCGCTTTTCCTATTTCTAGGTTGGGTCTTCTCTTTTCTATGGAACTTTAGTATCGCTCCTACTTTTAGCGTGACAGAAATCACAACTCCTGTGGCTAGTGGTTTATTATTTTTCATCTTTTGTTGCGCTCGTCTTATTAAATTTTTGGTTAAGAATTAGCTCCCATAGTTTAACGGTTAGAACTCTGGATTTTCATTCCAGCGGTAGCGGTTCAATTCCGCTTGGGAGTAGAATTTTGGGGGTGTCGTATAATGGTAATACGCAAGCCTTTGGAGCTTGTTATGGGAGTTCGATCCTCTCCACCCCTTCCAAAAAATTTTCCCAAACATGAATTTAAATTTTTTTAAATGATAGTAGATTTTTATAATTTTTTCATGCAGTATTTATATTATCGGGGTAAGTAAATGCGAAGAGAAAAAGTAAAAAGTATATCTATATTCCTTCTATTAGTGATTTTGGTATTACAGGGAGTGGAAAAGAAAAAAGAGATAGATACTCTTACTGAAGAAAATTTATTAATGGAGAGAATGGTTACACTAGCTGATTCACTAATAAAAGATACTACTATAGAAGGTTTAAAGCTAGCTGAAAAACTCGCGATTAAAGAAAAAAAGATAGAAGAATACGAGAATAATAAGCATCAAGTAGTCGTAACAATGTATCATCCGGTATCTGATCAAACAGATGATACTCCAAACATTACGGCAGATGGAAGTGTGATTAAAGTAAGTAGGGCGAGTGAATATAAATATGTGGCGGTTTCACGAAATATGCTTATGCGTTATGGGGGCTTTCTTAGATATGGTGATTATGTGTGGGTGGACGCTGGTAAGAAGTCTGGAGTTTATCAAGTCCGCGACACGATGGCTGAGAGGTGGATAAATCGCATAGATATTTTAGAAACGCCTGGTGTAAAGCCGTACAAATATAATAATGCATCATTAAGAAGGTTAGATTATGAAACAGCGCATCTTTAAATTATATCTAATATTTTTTTCTTTACTTTTTATTTTGAATGGCTGTTATACATTGTTAAGTGATCCTCTTAAAGTAAGTCCTAAACCTAAAGTAGATATTCATAACATAGAAAAACAGGATAGAATTGATGAACTTCATCCAATGGTTAACAGATATTATGGCCGCCGAACACACAACCCTTATGTATATGATCATAATGGGTATTACGGCATTGTCCCTCGTTATCATAATGGTTATAATTCCTATGATCATTATCACATACATGACGTTCCGCAGTCACCCGTACCCCAAACACCGCCACAACAAAGCATTAAGGTTGAGGTTAAAAACACGCCGCCCAGTAGGGATGTAGAAAAAGAAAAAAGAATATGGCAAAAACGCATTGAACCAAGAATTAGAAAAGCTCCTACCCCAACAAAAAAATAGCTTGACTTATGGTGATAAATTTATTATATTATGTATAGAGAAAGATGAAAAATTATTTGGTATATTTTGAAAAGGAATAAAAAATAAATGAAAAAGGTTTTACTCATTGATTTGATGAATATGTTTGTTAGAAATTTTTCAGCAATAAGGTTAACAAATGATGATGGTGATCATGTAGGTGGCGTTTATGGCACATTAAACAGCCTACAATCACAAATAAAGAAACATGGTCCCGACATTGTTTCTGTGGTCTGGGAAGGTAAAGGTTCTTCAGAGCGCCGTAGAAAAACGCTCAAAGAGTACAAAGAAGGTAGAAAGTTTAGAGGGTTAAATAGGCATTTTGAATATTCGCAAGAAGATGAGAAAGAATCTTTTGCGAGACAGCTGCAATTACTCAAAGAGTGTTTAGACGAATTACCTGTCTATCAACCAGCGGTCCAATATTTGGAAGCAGACGATCAAATTGCTTATTCTTGTAGAAACTTTTTTAAAAATGATGCAAAGATTATAGTGTCAACTGATAGAGATTTTTTTCAATTGGTTGATGAGAGGACGGCGATATTCCGCCCTGTGAAAACAAAAGAGCATCCAAAAGGTGAGTTGGTAGACATTGATTGGATGATGGAAAAAGAGGGTGTTTTTCCACCTAATTATGCTCTTCTAAAGGCTGTTGTCGGTGATAAGAGTGATAACATCAAAGGCATTAATGGTGTAGGAGAGAAGAGTTTAAAGCGTGATTTTCCGTTGTTTTATGAGAAGGAAAGTGCCGATGTGACTAACCTTTTAGAATATGCAGGTCAACAAAAAAATACTAAGTATGAGAAGTATGTGGATAGTTCTGAGTTGTTAAAAAGAAATTATAGTATAGTACAGTTGTTAGACATAGATGTTAATATACAATCTATTCAAGCGCTGGAAAAAAGTTATGAAAATAAAGAATTAAAGTTTAATTCTTATCAACTTCGCCTTAAGTTGATGGGCGAAAATATTGCACCAAGTAATATTGACAATTGGATTTCATCGTTCATGTCGGTATCTCGCGAACCGATAACCCTGTAGGAGAAAGATAAAATGGCGTATACAGATGTTGATTCTTTTAAGTCTTTTGGAACTAACTTTCAGAACTGTGTATTACAAGCGGCTCTAATAGATAGGGAATTTTTTGAAAAGAGTTTTGAAATATTAAAGGAAGAGTACTTTACATCCGAAGCCCATAAAGCATTGTGGTTAGAGATAAGAAAGCTGTTCAATAAGTATAACGGCCCACCTTCTTATGATATATTGAAAACAGAAATTTCACAATATCCTGAAGGTGAGTTAAAAGAATCTACTATTAATGTATTGTTGGATATTGAAACAAAAGTTAATCGTCAAGAGATTGAGTATGCAAAGGATAAGTCTTTAGAGTTTTGTAAGAATCAATCTATGAAGGGCGCAATTCTGCAATCAGTAGAATTGTTGAAGGAAGGTAAGTTTGAAGAAATACAAAAAACTATTGAAGATAGTTTGAAGATTAGTACGGAACAAGATATGGGGCATGATTATTTTGACTCGTTTAAGTCTCGTCAGCAAGTTCATGCACGAGCTTGTATTCCAACAGGCTTTCCATTGTTGGACGCTAATGAAGTATTAGATGGTGGTTTAGCGAATGGTGAGTTGGGTGTGGTGATGGCCCCTACTGGCGGCGGCAAATCTTTTTTCTTGGTTAATCTTGGGTATGGTGCATTAGCCGCTGGTAAGAATGTGATTCATTATTCGTTTGAGTTAAGTGAAACTCATGTTGGTAATCGCTATGATAGTCGCATTACAGGTATTCCCACAAAAGAATTGCGTGGTCGAATGGTCGAGGCTGAAGCTCAGTTGGCTCGTTTTGACGGCGGCCAATTGTTTATTAAGGAGTATCCACCAAAAGTTGCCACTATCAATACAGTTAAATTTCATACTGGTAGATTATTATCTAGTGGATTTGATCCGGACTTAATTATTATCGACTATGGTGATTTGATGAGAAGTCGCCGCGGTTATGATCAGAAACGATTTGAGCTAGAAAGTATTTTTGAAGATCTTCGTGCATTGTCTATGGAGATGAAGTTACCGATTTGGACAGCTACTCAAAGTAATCGTGAGGGATTTAACGATGATGTTATTACTATTGATAAAGTTGGTGAGGCAATTAATAAGGCGATGGTTGTAGATTTCTTTGGCACTTTTTCGCAAAGGAAATTCCACATAGGTAAAAACCGTATGGGTCAAGCTAATGTTAATTTTAATATTGATATGGACCCAGCGCGTGCTTTTATTGATTTAAATGATGATCAGTCGCCCGGCTTTTCGGTAGGTGATCAAGTAAACAATATGTTAAACGGTGGTGATAAAATGAGGTCTTTGTATCGCACTTTTAAAGAGGATGTATAAAATATGGAAAGGTTCACTATAACTAAGACACATAGGTATGGTCATCAAGATACACAAATAACGCATGTATATTCGGCTAATAGAGAAAAAACAAAAAGAGATGATGTAATTAGAATAGCTAATGAAATGATCTCTAATGAAGCTGTAATAACCAATGAAGAAGTTGAATATGAGGTATTATTAGCTTATGATAATGGTGAAACGGAGTTTATACATCGTGTAGAGAAGAGCGGAAAAAGGAGCGTTTGATGGCAACATACGTGTGGGTGTGTGAACAATGTACTTTTCATTTGACTAAAACAATGAGTATCAAAAAGTATAACCCAAGAGAAAAAGTATATTGTTCTAATTGTGGGGCGGAAATGAAACGAAAGATTGAATCAGTAGGAATTAGTTTTGGAAAAGGATTTTTTAGGGATGGATATGAAAGTGCTAAGAATGTAAAAACATCAACAGACGGAGACTGACATTGGATATAAGCCAACAAATTTTATCAGAAATTACTGTGCATATGAAATATGCAAGATACCTTCCTACTGAACAACGGCGAGAAACATGGAAGGAGTTAATAACACGTAATCGCGATATGCATATTGCTAATTTTCCCACTATTAAGTCAACTATAGAAAAGGCTTATGAGTTAGTATATGAGAAGAAAGTTTTACCGTCTATGCGTTCTTTACAGTTTGCAGGTGGAGCAATAAAGCAGACACCTTCTCGCATATATAATTGTGCATATTTGCCTATAGATGATTATAGAGCGTTTAGTGAAGTCATGTTTTTGTTGTTGGGTGGTACGGGTGTTGGCTATTCAGTGCAAAAGCATCATGTAGAAAAACTTCCTCCAATTACTAAGCCCACTAAGAGAAGACGATATTTGGTTGGTGATAGTATTGAGGGATGGGCTGATTGTATTAAGATGTTGATGAAAGCTTATTTTCTTGGTAGGCCCGAACCCGAATTTGATTTTGGTAGTATTCGCCCAAAAGGTGCATTGTTAATAACTAGTGGTGGTAAAGCGCCTGGTCCCGAACCATTGAAGGATTGTGTTCATAACATTAAAAGAATATTTGATAGGAAAGAGCATGGTGAACAACTCTCTACTTTGGAAGTGCATGATATCGTGTGTTGGGTTGCAGACGCAGTTTTATCTGGTGGCATCCGTAGGTCTGCTACTATTAGTTTGTTTTCCCTTGATGATCAAGAAATGCTCCAATGCAAGTTTGGAGACTGGTGGGAAACCGAACCCCAAAGAGCAAGAGCAAACAATTCCGCAGTCGTAGTTCGACATAGAGTTAAGAAGAAAGATTTTTTTAACATTTGGGAAAAAGTAAAAGAAAGCGGCGCTGGTGAGCCTGGTGTTTATTTTACAAACGATTCTGAGTGGGGAACTAATCCTTGTGCAGAAATTGCTTTAAGACCTTTTCAGTTTTGTAATCTTTGCGAAGTAAATGTAAATGATGTAGAGACACAGCAAGAGCTTAATGATAGAGTTTCTGCTGCATCTCTCATTGGAACTCTTCAAGCTACATATACTAACTTTCATTATCTGCGTGATGTGTGGAGGCGTACTACTGAAAAAGATGCGTTACTTGGTATTGGCATGACAGGTATTGGAAGTGGTCGTGTACAAAAGTTGGATTTGGAAGAAGCTGCAAAAATGGCTGTATTAACTAATGAATATTATGCTTCCGAGTTTGGTATTAATAAGGCGGCAAGAATTACTACTGTGAAGCCTAGTGGCACCACATCTTGTGTGTTGGGAACTTCCAGTGGTATTCACGCATGGCATAATGATTATTACATTCGCCGTATTAGAGTTGGCAAGAACGAAGCTATTTATACTTATTTAAAAATCAATCATCCCGAATTAATAGAGGATGATTTTTTTAAGCCCGACCAACAAGCAGTAATAGCTATTCCACAACAAGCCCCAAGTGAAGGTATATTGAGGCATGAAACTTCGTTAGAGTTGCTAGAAAGAGTGAAAGACATTTATAATAGATGGATTATACCGGCTCATATCGGCGGTAATAATACACATAATGTTTCTTGCACAGTTTCAGTTAAAGAGGATGAGTGGGATAAAGTAGGGAAATGGATGTGGGACAATCGCGAATATTATAATGGACTCTCTGTATTACCTTATTTTGGTGGCTCTTATAAGCAAGCTCCTTT